CCAAACCCTTTGGTAAGGTTGAAACCGTCGGCAAACGTAATGGTAGTGATGGTTCTCATGATGATGATAGTGATAGTGATAGTGATAGTCTCGCTACACAGTATGGTTATAGTATGAATGAACATCCAGTTCTACCGACCGAAAATGAACCCTTGTTATTTCGCCCCCAAGTATGTAGACAAAAATTAGCGGATGCAGACCCAGACCATGCATCCCCCAAATCAAAGGTATCACGGCATAACAACTACACAACCACAAAAGTAATCCCAAAAGTAGTAGTATTAACGCGTGTTCGTATTGTGTTAGTCTTGTCTATCTTTATACTGCTTTGTTTAGTTTGCGGAATAATTGATTATTTAAATTCAATACATAATACTACAATACATAATACTACAATTGTCTATGGAACCATAGGCATGTATCTCTTTCTCATATATTACCTTATTAATGTCTTTTGGTATGGCATATTTACAATTATACATATCTTCTTGGTATCAACCCACTTGTTTTATGCAATAAATAGAATTAATTATGTTGAATGTATTGTTTTAAATTACCGGCATTTTTACTATAACTATCTAATTAAACTTTTATTTGTTTCTGCAATCATTGTTAGTGTAATACTGAATATGAATTACACAATTACGACTATTCCGCTCTATTACACGATTATTATCATTGAACTTGTTTTATCAACTCTACTGTATCTTTGTATTAATAAAATTGTAAATAATTATGATTTCATTAAAAATATGCATCTTAACTCTACTAGACCTGGTACTGACTCAACGTTGTATACCGAGCAAATCTATAGTGTTTAACTTAACCGAACCTAACTTAATTTAAATATCTAAACTCACGGTGTTCTTATCGCTTTTTTGTTTGCGGGGAGTTTTGCCCGAAGAGGAGTGACCTTGAGATTTTTTTGGTTTAGGTAAACCAGTCGTCGTCTCATTTTGTGTAGTAGACACGGTTTTTATAGTCTCGGGTGGCATGTTCATTGACATTGTTTTCAGTCCCGACAACAAATCACTAATATCCGTCGGTCCTTTCATTTCAGGTCGCATACCTGACTGCGATTGTTCCTTCTCGTTGTAGTTGGCAAACTGTTCTTGAATGTTAATGCCATCATTTCGGGCACTCATTAAATCCGGACGGTTTGATGGAGCGGCAGTGCGCTGGCTTTGACTACGCACCGTTTGAGTTTGAACGGGCGGAGGCGGGGGCGCATTGCTACTGGTGCTAGGCGCAAAATTACCCATAAAATTACTGAACCCAGGATTGGTGTTTTGCATGCTATTAACCGCTGCACTCGTAAATTGCTGCATCAACTCAGGGTTTTGGCGCATAATGTCATCCATACCCGGCATAGAGGATTTGAACATTGTATTTGTCATGTGTACCATAATCGCTGACCCCCCTAATTGAAACAACAACTTCAATTCAGGCGCCATCTTTGCCTTTGACTTATACTTTTCGTGTAATTCGCCAAATATTTCATCATAATCATCAATGTTTTCATTGACTTGTTCTGCCCAGCCGTCCAACTTAACATCAAACGGATCAAATTTCGTGTTTAAGAATTCCAGACCCGTAATTGCTGCCATCAACATTTTGCCTTGAAATTTGCAACTGTTTGAGCGTTCTTTTTCGGCAATAATCATTTCGTATTCGCCTTGCATTTCCGATAGCGGGGATTCCATAGAGTATTTTTTGGTGAGTTTGGCGCCCTTGCGTTCAATCTCTTCTAATTTTCGCAATACCTTAAACTTTTCCAATAAGGTTTCTTCGGGCGTCAATTTGGGTCTATCCGAAAATCCCCGGTCAGGGTTAATCGGGACATTGTTAAATTTTGTATATCCATCCCAGGTTTTACTGTTGTCTTCCGAAGAAGCAGTCGCCTTTCCAATCATGGAAGCATCATTCACACTAACAATACTACCGATAGATACATTATCTTTATTTGTTTTTGTGTTAGTATCGTCATCAGACATATTTAGTTTAATACCACTGTCTTTTTTACTGCCAAAAAAAGAGGTGTTAAATAAACCTGATTTTGAAATTGCAGGGGCACTGCGGGGTTCTTCTACTAAATCATTTAATTCACTTTCAAGGTCGTTTAAATCGCTGAGTCCAATATCATTGTCAGCAGATTTTTTTTTGCTGCTTCCCCCACTAACTCGTTTATCATTCATCAAAAGTTCAATACCACCTCCAAAATTAACCGACGGTTTTGCAGATGAGAATGACGATGAGGACGTATTCAATTCAAAGGTGGGAATATTATCTAAATCAATATTAATAATATCGCTAGTTACATCAACCATTGTTGTGTATTATATATAAATTATAACTTTAAGTTATACGCAATAAAAAATATATTTAGTTTAACATAAATAATTTCGGTTTGTTAAACAAGAACAGTTGACGCAATGATTAACTATACTTCCTAAGAAACACACAAAAAACAAGGGGAATTTTATAGGACAACAAACCGCCGTACATAAACAATCATCATAGGTATTAAAATAACAAGAATCGGTGAAATCACACACACTGCTTGGGCATACATGAATTTGAGTTATTTTATTAAGTTCCTCCTGGTCTTTTATTTGATTGATTTTATGACGTTTTATAGAATAACATAATCCACAACAACGACTATCAAATGAATCTCTTTTATAACACCCACCGAACGAGTAGTTGAATGCCGGTGTCTCTTCCATTATAGTTATATCCTAGTAAAACATCTTTATATATTATATTTTTTTATCAATTTTTCGTCATTTTCGTCTCTCGGTTCAAATACCAATGGCCTTGTAAATAAGCATCGGCTAAATCATCTTTTTTTTTATGATGTTTAAAATGGGATAACCAAACTTCATTTTTTTCATCACTCGCGCTTAATTCATTTAAAATTTTTTCCATTACCTTAATGCCTTCTTTTTTGCGTGCACTGTAGGTTGAAATATCGGTTTCAAATAAATCAACATGACCTTTTAATTTATTTGCAGCGGATATGAATTCAATCTTGGTTCTATTGTTCATAATAAAATATTGCGCAATCATTCCCTGTAATGTTTTCATGCGATTTGCAATCGGACTAATTTGATTTTCAATCACAATACAATCAATTGTATTTATATGATTTTTTAATTCTTTGTCAAATGCATTTCGCATTGCTATCCCTAGTTGAACTAAATCAAAGTCATTTGCACTGATGGTTGAAACGGGCGATAATACATTTTTTTCTATAAATTCTGTAATAACTTTAACTATATCTTCTTTTTTCATTTTATTTATAGGAGGGTGACTATCAGTATTGTCATTCTTGTCATTATCCTTTGTTAAAGGAATGGTATAATCAACCATGACCTTGTTTAGATCTACTAATTTCATCTTTTTAAGTTTGGGTAAAGAGAGATTGGATGTAGGAATAATTAATCCTGATTTTTTAGAATGGGTTAAACATAGGTAGGATGGGGATGGGGATGGTATTTTAGATGTGTGTGAAAGGTCCTGATTTACATATTTTGAAGGTTTCTTACAGTCCGCTATAGAGCATTTTGGAATCTCTCCACACAAATTAATAACATCCCATTGAATTATAGTATTATTTATAGTATTATTTATAGTATTATTTATAGTATTATTTATAGTATTATTTATAGTATTATTTAGGTCTGCAGATGATTCCATTAAACAATATGCTAAATTTTTAATACCCACATCAATACTAAGTATTTTCATTTAATTACTAGTAGTATTATATGGTTTATAATACTATTATGTTTAATAGGTAATAATTATAAGATAGTAGTTAATAGTTATAATATTCGTTCATATCATAGTATGCCGCCAAAAAAAAATGAAACTAGGAATGAGAATGAGAATGAGAATGAAACTGAAACTAGGAATGAGAATGAAACTCGGAATAACGCTGATATAAAATCTCTCATTGATTTAAATAAAAAAATGTATAAGGAACTAAAGGAACAGAAAAAAATGATAGAGGTCCTGCAACAAGACCATGTGAAAATTATTAATAATACCGAAAAAATGTGTAATCATGTTAATTTTATTAATCAGACCTATGATAATATTAAAAATGGTTATTTTTTCAAAAGTTTATTCAAATGATAGGAGTAAAAGTTAAAAAATATTAATTTTATCTCTCTCTCTCTCTAAAATTAATTTGCTCTTGGAATACCGTTAGATAACAATTCGGTTTGCGATATAACAGGCGTCACCATTCTTGATTGTAATGCAATATCAGTTAAATATAAATTTTTCAAGTCGCTGTTTTCATAACCGTATTTAGCCGTTGTTTCCAAACACGATTTAAATAAATAGGGCGAGTTATTAGACGCCGGCATACCATTTCCATACGACGCCATCGTTGCACAGCAATTATCACATGCAGCGGTTTGATTATATTGAATAATTGCATCGGCGTTTTTACATAAATAGGCGCGATAGTCAGCATTTGTTTTTATACCTGCTTCTTTTTTAATATGTTCATTTAAAGAAGCACCGGGTTGCCAATTTGTATAATTTCTACCATCGTTCATTATGGGCGGAAAATCACGATAGATGTTATTAGAACCACTGTAGCACGTCCCCCAACTCATTTGTATATATATATATTATACAAATGATTTATTATAATTTGCTTATTCTATAGTTACATAGTTACATAGTTACATAGTTACATAGTTACATAGTTACATAGTTACATCGTTACTTTATTCTTAAGTAATGCCAATAACTCGGGTTTTTTAAGTTTTCGTGCATCTTCTTTTGACGCTAATTTTTGCGTAATAACGATTGTGCGTAAATCATCCACTTTCATAGATTCATAGGATTGAGGCGTGTCCGAATTTGTCGGAGCGTCTAAAGATAATGTTTCATCGGTAATTTCACTAATAGACGAAGTGGTTGCATTTGCACTTTCATAGGGCATTTCAATATCATCACTTGTTGCTAATACTTCAAAGGTCAACACAGAAATCGCTGAATTATCATTATTCCTTCCCATACTGGTTAAATTAACAATATCATTTAAATTAAGTTTTTGAAACCCCCGGTTAATGAGTTGTTCGTTATTATCGCCATCATTGTCGCCATCATTGTCGCCATCATTATCGCCATCATTATCGCCATCACTTTCACTGTCGCCATCGCTTTCACTGTCGCCATCGCTTTCACTGTCACTGTCATTGTCATGTTCATCGTCAGACACTTCTATTTTTTGGACCACCTTCATTGCTTCCGCCGATGCCAAATTAATTTCCTTCTTGGTTGGCACACTTGATTCGCAGTGATTATACATTACACTGCCGCCGCCACTTCTAATGTCCTGCTGAACATTACTAATAAATGCCGTCAATACTTTATTTTGTTTTTCAACCGCGTGCTTAATCTCCGCTAAACGCAAATTAAAATACACAAATAGCGCAGCGCAACATAAAAAGGTTATTAAAATCGGAATCGGACTAATACCACAAAGATTCATTATTGAATATAAATAATATATTTTAAATAGTTATTAAACGAATTATTATTTTTTGCATAATTATACGTTTTATTTTGGGATAAATTAAATTAAATCGTCATTTCATTTAAAGTCGCTGTTGTAGTTTCTATTATTTCCGGTGGATAATTTAAATCCTTTAATACCTTAACACCGCCCTTAATTGTAGATATTCCTTCTTCTAATTTATAGGTATACTTAAAATCATCATTGATTGTTTCTATTTTCATATGAAAATTATACAACTTCGTTTCTTTTTCTAAACGCCGACACAAATCAAGAAAATGCGTGGTTAATACAAAATTTACATTATCAAATTTGTTCAAAAATTTAAGGTAAGCATAAGCACTACCAATCGCTTCATATGGGTTGGTGCCTGAATATAATTCATCAAAGACGCAAAAATGTCTTTTGTTCTTGTCTTTCTCTTTCTCTTTGGTTTTAGTATTGCTAAATTTTTCATCTTCAAGTTGGTTTTTATCATTATCATTTATATTCAAAATATGATTCAATATATCTTTACAGCGTTTTGCCTCGGCTTGAAACAAACTATCTCTCCCCGACGTATCTGGTATATTAATATAACAATGTATCATATCATAGGGGTTTATCGTTGCTTTATGGTAGAATCCAAACCCAATTTGCTGTGAAATAATAATATTAAATATGGTTGTTTTTAATAAGGTTGTTTTTCCTGCTGCATTTGGACCGGTTATGATTAAATGTTTGTCTAATGTATAAGTATTTTTTACAGGGTTTTCCTTAACTAAAGAAGGAAAGTAGGCTTTATCAAATTTACTTATGCTCTTCTTAAACTTACATGAATTAATATTTTTCTCTCTTATGTTTTGAATAATACCGTCCATATTATCAATATAACCATTTAGTCCAAAGGTATAAATTAATGTTTCATGAAACTGGCGATGATTATAAAGTTGATAAAAGCATTTCATGGTAAACCCAATTTGTCTTAATTTCGTAATTGATACCTTATTGGGCGCAACTTTGTCAAATTCACTTTTCATATGCTTACATACCGAGCGATGATGTTGAATCGTATGAACAAACTCTTCATACGTTTTTAATCCTGCACATTGTTTAATTAATAGATCCATATTTGTAATGGTTTCAGTTAAATAGTATCTTATTTTAATTAGTTGCTCGTGTATTTTCGTCATATTACAGATAAAACGACGACATGTGGATATGTTTTGGTAGACTTGGATTACATAGAAAATACCTGTGGCAAAAACATATACCAATTTTTCAAAACTTGCGCTTGATACATCAAATATTTTCCCAAGTTGATGCTTTTGAAAGACGATTTTCAAGAGTTCAATATATTTACCAAGTGTAATTGGCAATCCACGTAATTTAATAATAAGAAGTGGCACGATTAAAAATATAATTGGAATCATTAACGAAAAAAGCGGAGAAGCCACATTATAAATACAAAGGAATTGTAAAAACAATGAACTATTATTAAGAAAATCTAATTGTTTCCATTCTATATAATTGTATTTTTCGTTAAATCCGGTTTCATTCTGGATTTCATTCCAAATGTCAATAACCTCCTTCTGTAAGTCTGCATTAACTGCACTTGCTTGTGTGCCTTCTTTTTCATCTCTCTCTTCTCTCTGTTCTCTCTCTGCTTTTTTATTATGGTTTCCGTTCCCGCCCTTTAATTTACATTTTAATAATTTTTGACTGTCTTTGAGAAACAATGTATTTGGTGTGTAATATTTCCCCCATTGTTCCATTAAATCTTTACCAAAGACCGTGGTTGGATTAAAAAGGTAGGAATAAAGCGACTCATGTTTGTCAGTAGAACCTAATTCTAAATCATTAATTGTATGTTCTTCTAATTCTACCTTATTTTCTAAATATTCAATCGGTAATTTGAAAATAGTTTCCTTTTTCCCTCCTTTTTCTTTATTAGTAGCGGAAGCAGTGTCATCCTCATATTGCTTGTTTTTCGTGGGTTCAATTATCGTTGGATTTAATAATTGTTCTATTAAACATTCAATCATTTGGTATTATTATTAAGAAAGAATAATAACACTAAATTTAAACGAGAAAATAGAGTAGTCATCTATTTTTTAGACTTTTACATTATTAGACTTTTACATTATTAGACTTTTACATTCTAGTTATAGTTAGGCTGCCCAGTTTTCAGTCAATTCTTCAATTTGGGTATGGTAATGTTGTTCAATGTATTTCAATTGCTTTATATCACGCTGTGTTACAAAATTAATTCCTACGCCTTTGCGCCCCCAGCGTCCGCTTCTACCAATACGGTGTAAATAGTTATGAACACAATTCGGCAAATCAAAATTAATAACAGTGCTGACCTGTTGAATATCAATACCACGCGACGTAACATTAGAAGAAATGAGAACCCGATGTTTACCACTCTTAAATTCTTCGTAATTTTTCAACCGTTCATCTTTATCCATATTACTATGAATTTGGCAGACGGGATAATTATCATTATTCATTGCTACAAATAAATCATTCACTCGCTTAACGCTATTGCAATAAATAATAGATTGACTGACAGTTAAAGAACTGTAAATATCCTTTAATGTATCATACTTCGTTTCATCATTTTCTAGTGCCACATAATATTGACGAATACCTTCTAGCGTCAACTGCTCATTTTTAACCAAAATTTTAGTTGGGTTAATCATAAACTTTTCGGTTAAACTATAGAGTTCATGTGGCATAGTAGCACTAAACAACGCAACTTGTATTTTGGGTGGCATAAATTGAAAAATAGTGTATATTTGGTCCTTGAATCCAAAAGATAACAATTCGTCGGCTTCATCTAAAATCAAAAGTTTAAGTGCCGAAGAAGTAAGAGATTTACGCTTAAGCATATAATGAATGCGCCCGGGACAGCCCACAATAATTTGAGGCGAAGTCGTGCGAAGTTCCTTAATAGAATCAAATGTAGACGTTCCACCGACCATTAAATGTGTAGAAAGACCAGGCATAAGATTACCAATCGTGTCAATCACCTTTTTTGATTGAATGGATAATTCTCGTGTAGGCGAGAGAATAATAACTTGCGGTTCCTTAAGACTTGTATCAATCAATTGTAATGCACCAATTGAAAAACATGCCGTTTTACCCGTGCCTGATTGTGCTTGAGCAATCACATCTCTCTTGGAAAAGAGCGGAAGGATTGCTTTTCGCTGGATTGGACTAGGTTTTTCAAACCCTGAAGCATAAATACCTCTTAATAGTTCGGTTTTGGCACTCAAATCTTCCCACTCATTAATGTCCGTTAGTAGTGTTTGTCCTTGTGTTTGTGTTTGTTCAGTATTATCTATGTTTTCAGTAGACATTGTATAGTGATAAGTACAAAATTATATTTAAGTAATAATAATAAAATTGATATAAATATAGAAACTCATAGTATAGTATCAGTATCTTCTTAATTTAATATGAATTGCATTGTCTATAAATTAAATGATTTTGACCAAATTAAAAGAAATGGTATTTCCTATTCACTACCACAAGAAACCATTGATATTATAAAACAAATTTCGGCCAACGTTGGTGCTCCTGAATATGTAAAAACACCGCATTTTGAAAAAAAGACCATTAAACATACTAGTAGTAGGTATCAATCCCACCCCCAACCTACCGTAAAAGATACTACATTAGATAATTGGAATGCAGTGCGCAACTTCAAGCCAACTGTAATGGAAAAAAAGAAAGGAATTGAATTGTCAGTGGATAAGATTAGAAAGAGTTTGAATAAAATCACCGACAAAACGTATGAGAAAATGCTATTACAAATCATTGAAGAAATTGATTTGATTCTCAAGGAGAATGGAATGATGACCACCACCAACCCTGAAAATGAAGGTCAAGTTGAATTGGTAGACGAGAATGTTCTAAGTGAACTAACTCGGATTGGTGATTCTATTTTTGATATTGCAAGTGGAAATGCGTTTTATTCTAAAATGTATGCAAAAATGTCAAAGGTATTAATGGACAACTATGCATTTATGAATGACATTTTTAAAAATAAAATAAATAATGAGATTGATTTGTTTAGTGATTATGCCTATTGTAGTCCGGATAGTGATTATGACCAGTTTTGTAAAAACAATAAATTAAATGAAAAACGTCGTTCATTGGGCTTGTTTTACATTAATTTAATGCAGGAAGGAATTATGGAAAAGGATAAAATCATTCTCATCATTGAAACGATTCAACATGACTTAATCCAAGAAATGGTCAAAGAGAATAATTCTAATATTGTGGAAGAAATGTCGGAATTTATTTACATTATGATTATGCAGGGAGCATGTATGTTAAACCAGTCAACTACACTAGGAAAATGGAAAGAAATCGTAGACCGGGTAAATGTAATTTCAATTAAAAAACATAAATCAGAACCAAGCATCACGAATAAAACTATTTTTAAGCATCTGGATATCATGGCTTTTGTAAATAAAAAATAGATAACATAGATAACATAGATAACATAGATAACATAGATAACATAGATAACATAGATAACATAGATAACATAACTTGTACGAATGTATATTAATTAGTTAAATAATAAATTTAAAATGTATTTATTATTTAAATTATATACCCGATATAATGAGTGTGAGTAATGTTCTTTTTTTTGTGGAGGATACTACCGTTTCTAATACTAACAATGGAATGAATTATGCTGAAATGGATATTGATGCTCAACTTGCCTCGGTTCTAACAGAGGAAGAATATAATAACTATATTTTTAATAAACCAACGAAGGATGAGTGTGAACGTAATAACCAGGATACGATAAAAGTTGATATTGATATTAATGAATTAATATTATTTTATAATGAATTTAATGTAAAATCCATAACACAAGTATTGCAGTATTATGGAATATATAAACCCAAAATGTTAAAAAATGAAATGATTCAAGTATTGGTGTTGTTTGAAACTCAACCAGAAAATAGAAATAGTGTAACGAAACGTATGCATTTATGGCGTAATATAGAAGAATTAAAAGCCGACCCTTTTTTTGGTAAATATATTATGTTTTAATTTGGTTGGTTATATGCAGTGAGTGGGTTGGTTTAATAGTTCAAATGACGAATGGTCAACTTCGTTTGAGAAGTTCCCTTCGGGTCTATAAATTCAATAACCGAATAGTCATTTGTATTTACACGGTCTAAATAAAAGGACCATTCAACGAGTTTGCCTTGGAGTTTACCTGTAAACTGGACACTATAATCTTCTGAATATGTTTTGAATTTACTGTTTGGATACGTGCATCTCTTTTTTATAGAAATTGTATGATTGGCTTCTTTGAACGCCTTGAGTTGATCTTGTTTATCGGTTTTATCAAACTGTGTTAAAATTAGATGCTTCGTTGTGCTTAGTATAGAGTGTCTTGCTTGGTCTTTGTTAAACTGTGCCATCTTAAATTATAGATTGATTCGTTGATATGTTTTATTACATTTATAATATACTTTAATTCAATTTTATATAATATAAATAATTATTTGTATATAGTGTATATAGTATATTATGGTAAAATCTATATTAGATAGTTCAATTACTTATCCCGAAACAGATGAAATACAAGAAAGCGATATAGATTACGATGCAACGTTATATCAATCTGAATTCTATGAGAAAGAAATTATATTTGCAATAGGCAAACCAAACTATACCTATCTTGATAATAATATTGTTTATTATTACATTTATATCATAACGGATAAGGATAATAATAAAAAACAAATCGGTGTATATGAAATTCCGGCAGGCAACCAAGAAACATTGTTGGATGCCGATGGCGATATTGATTTAAATGAATTTGATGCCCCCTTATTATATGGATTTGCATATTCATTGATACATGAAAAACCAGACGACACCTCCGTTGCAGACTTCTCCAATAAATCTAGCAAGGATTACACGGAGGAAGACGCAGGTGAAGGCGAAGACGCAGGTGAAGACGAAGGTGAAGGTGAAGGCGAAGACGCAGGTGAAGACGAAGACGCAGGTGAAGACGCAGGTGAAGACGCAGGTGAAGAACGCAAAAAAAGCAGCAAAAAGGGAACAACCGATAATAAAAAGGTTAAAAAAAAACCATGGATACAAGAATTTATGAATGATACGAACTATGCTATCATTGACACCAAGTATGATGGAAATTGTTTTTTTTCTACCCTAAAAATTGCGTTAGATGAACAAGAACAAGACATTTCCGTTGATGATATGCGTCAAATATTAGTAGATAATGCAACCGAAGCGTTATTCCAAAATTATAAAATCTTATATGATAATTACACACAACAGGAGAATGAGTTAACGAGAGAAATTAAAAACATCACAAAACGTCATAATGGGTTAAAGGATACCATTAAAAAAACAAAAGATAGACATCTTCAACTGAGTTTTATTGAACAATCGGAAGAAATGCAGCAAATGCATAAATCACTCAAAAAACAAAGAGCGTCGGTAAATGAATTAAAAGAAGAAGTTCAATTTATGAAAGGGATTAATAATCTCTCTATGTTAAAGTTAAAATTAAAAACAAGTGATTATTGGGCCGATACGTGGGCAATATCAACATTGGAGAGAGAACTAAATATTAAAACGATACTTTTTTCCGAAATGAACTATAAAGTCGGTGATGAAGTAAATGTAGTGTTATGCGGTCAATTGAATGATGTCGTATTGGAAGAAAATGGTATCTTTGAACCTTCTTTTTATGTTATGGTATGCCATCATGATAATTATCATTTCCAACTGATATCCTATAACAAAAAAACCTCATTTACCTTTGAAGAGATACCCGACCAAGTGAAACACCTTGTTTCGGATAAATGTTTTGAGGGAATTTCAGGACCTTACATTTTAATACCTGAATTTAGAGAATTTTATGAAAAAAGGAAGGAAGAAGATATTATAGTTATTAGTGATACAAGTGATACAAGTAATAAAAGCGAAAAAAAAATGAGTTTAGCAGAAGTAAAAAAGGGTTCACCCTTGGAAGAAACCGTGTCTGATTTATACGATAAATCAACCGTATTTCGTTTTTATAGCAAATCCGCCGATAAACCTTTACCCGGTCATGGTCCCGGTGAAATAATCGGGAATGAAAGGGATATTGCATATGAAGCATTGGCGAAAATTCCTCAATGGCGTAAAAAACTGTCAAATTTTTGGTCTGCTGAATTTACCTTAGATGGACATCGGTGGTTATCTGTAGAACATTATTACCAAGGTTCAAAATTCAAGAAAAATAATAAGGAATTCTATATTCAATTCTCTCTTGATTCGCCGGATTCATCTATTGCAAAAGATGCAGGATTAGCAAAGTCGGCTGGCGGTAAGACAGGTAAATACAAAGGCGAACTCGTGCGTCCCAAGACAGTAAAAGTTGACCCTGATTTCTTTATGATTTTAAGTGGTTCAAAATACACGCGCGGCGAGATTGATATGGAAGATGCAATGAGAGCAAAATTTACACAACATCCGGAATTGAAACAATTATTACTGGCGACCAAAAATGCCAAATTGGAACATATTACGCGAGGCAAACCGGCAATTGTCTTTAATGATTTGATGCGCGTGCGTCGTGATTTGCGAGGGAAAGAATAAATCGTATCCTACAAATAGTAATTTACAAATATTAATTTATATACCATCACTATATAGAGAGAAATATACATTGATGGCGAGAACTAAAATAGCAGTAACGTTTAAGGTCCAACCAGCACCACCACCAACTCTACCAAAGAAGAAACGACCGGCGTCAGATGTAGAAGAGGCAGCGGGCGTTGTTGTTAAAGAAAAAACACAAAAAACAAAAGGACCAGGAACAATAAGTCCACTCAATGTAGGGGTTAAGGAACAAGGGACAGATTATTTTACCAATACGATGCAATGTGGCGAATTGGGTGGCAACTATTATGTCGTTCATTTAAAATACATTAAGTTACCTATTATTGAATTTAACAATGGTATATTACCTGGTAATTATACCTGGATTTTATTAGAAATAGACGAAGGCAAACGCCCAAAACTACGAAAATTACTTTTATCCTCAAAAGTGCAATCCGGTTACGAAATTGGCACAAAACATTCTGATATTATTCATAATTTTGTAAATGACTATTATATAGAAAAAGGAAAACCGATACCTCCCATAAACTTATTATATGCAGGTGAAATGGATATAAAAGAACCATCCGCTGATACGAGAAACCCCAAAAGAGACATTTGGTTTAATTTTGAATCTGGAACGTATATGCTGAGATTAGGTAGACAAAAAACAGACATTGATGCAACTTATGCAAAAGCAACGACGGATATTCTACAATTTATAGATAAGACCCATTTTAATCTTATCCCACCTAATCCTGCTTTAATTAAGGCAGACAACGATGCAAAACAAAGCGGAATTCAAATAGATAAGGACAAAAGAAGAGAAGATAACTCTTTTATTACACATAAAAAAATTAAATTAACCTATGAAACATTACGGAATTATCTTGAACACGGTGCAACAATATATAGATTTAAGGATGAAACAAATTGTAAAACATTTACTGAACGTGGAAATAGAATTCCATTTGACAAATTGGGTGGTGAACATGTTGATATCTCTTCACTGTATAGTGGCGGAAAACGTAAAAGCACTAGGCGAAAACGTAAAAGCACTAGGCGAAAACGTAAAAGCACTAGGCGAAAACGTAAAAGCACTAAAAAACAGTAAATATATATACTTGCCAATTATATATATTTTATAATTATATATGGATTTTTCCCCTCACGTAGATAAACTATTAAAACCCTTTATTCACTCTTTCGGTAAATGCAAAAAGGCAGCAGTTTCACAAAAGGATTTGAAATTATATCAATCTGTCATCATCTCTCTTTACAATGATATTTATTCCTCTACGAATACCATCTTTAACACTGGTTGCTTTAAAAGCAAGGTAATAAACATCGCTACCGAAAAACAGCATATGAAAAACCCCACCCTTTATAGCGGACGCTATTTCCCCCCCGAAATACAAGACTACATTAAAAGAGAACAACAGTATCAATTACTTTTTTCATGTGGAAATGTGGGTGGGAGAGAGATTCATATTCATTTTACCTTATTTTCAAAGGAAGAATTAGAAAATTTAGAAAAATACGTGAAGTATGTCAAAATGATGTATGTATGGTTAAACATGTGTGCAAAATACGCTAGCAAACACTGCACCCAATCATTAAACATTTTTGTCTATCCCACGCCATTTAATAAACAATTACCCTCCAATAGCACGGGCATATTAGGACCTGAACATGTTAATACTGCTTTTACAATGGCATGTGTTGAAAACGGGCAATTGGTTATTTTTCGCGAAGAAGAATGGTTCAAGGTTTTTATACACGAAACGTTTCATGCATATGGACTGGATTTTTCAACAAGTAATTTTGATTTTTTAAAGGATAAACTGCGTGGACTATTTCCGATTGACAGTGATTTTGATATTTATGAAGCATATACGGAAACATGGGCACGCATTATTAATTGTGCTTTTTGTAGTTTTAATGCATTAAAAGTGAAGAAGGATAAACAAACCTTTGTATTAAATATGAATTTTTGTTTAGAATTGGAGCGAATGTTTTCTATGTATCAATGTATTAAAATACTTGGGTTTATGGGATTAAACTATAATGATTTATATGATAAAACGATGAATACAACTATATTGCGTAAAAATTTATATCGCGAGAACACACACGTATTTGCGTATTTTATAATGACTGCAATTTTCTTAAATGATTATACGAGTTTTATACTGTGGTGTAACACACACAATGAAAATGTATTGAGGTTTAATTCTACGCCTACGAATTTTGAAGCATTCATGAACTATATTGAAGAAAACTATAATTGTATCTCTCTTTTAACCTCTATAACAGAGATGAAAAGGTTATCAAAAACAATCCGCCAGGGAAACGGAAACAATCATGTCTTGATGGATACAACCCGCATGTCCATTATTCACACAATATAATTAATATAAATGACCTTAAAACATTTTATTATTATGATATAAGTATACATAAAATGACAGATAATTTAGAAGAAACGACGACAACGAATTCAAATGATACTATATATAATACTATATACATAGATGATTATGATGATATTGACATAAACATCATTTATATAAATATAAATAAAACAAAGCAACGGGATACACCTCCTACACCTATACCTATAAAAAATGCCGATAGTGTTAAACCCGATAAAAAGAAAGATGATTTTATAATGCCAACCCGAAACAACTACAGTATATTATTATCAACGAATTATACTATAAAACAATTAAAACAAATTGCAATGCATCATAAAATTAAACTCTCGGGTGTGAGTATTAAAACCGATATTATTACAAAAATATACAATCATTTTAAACTCTATGACAATACCCTGATTATTCAACGGGCGTGGCGAACCTACTTATTTAAACAATATAATCGTACTCGCGGTCCTGCACGGTTTAAACGAACGATTTGTGTAAATGATACGGATTTTTTTACAATGGACCAATTATCGGATATTCCTTATTTGCAATTTTATAGTTTTACGGATGTAGATAATATGACCTATGGATTTGACATTATGTCTCTCTATAATTTATTTAATAAAGGCATAAAAGAAGCCACAAATCCTTATAATCGCAACCCATTTCCAAAGTATGTTAAGAAAAATATATTGAAAATAAAGTGGTTGAGTTCTTTATTCAATGATAAAGTAAATTTTAATATGGAACATGAAACGGATGAAAATGTATCTTTTCCGCCATTGCCACCGACGCAACAAACCATAGAATCGCGCATTATTTCTCTCTTTTATGATATTGATATTCTTGGAAATTATACAGATTATACTTGGTTTATGAATTTAGATCGGTCTTCATTGATTAAATTTATTTTAGAACTAAATGATATTTGGTGTTATCGGGCAAATTTATCAGAAACGATTAAACGGGAAATTTGTCCGACCCATCGTGATTTATTCCGAATGATATATTTGGTTGATATTAGAGTCGTTGAGTTGACAACGGTATATGAAATTGCATTAGAAATAATAGAAAAGTTAATTAGAAGTGGAATGAATAGAGATAGTCATTGTTTAGGTGCAAATTTTGTATTGTGTGCTTTAACTCTCGTAAGTGCTCCGGCCGCCATTGCATTGCCGTGGTTATTTCAATCGGTTCTATAGATAGTTTATCACTTACTTTATTATTATACTTTATTATATACTTTATTATATATAATAAATGAAAAGAAAACCAGTAATTAAGACCAATAAGAAGTATCTTGTTATTGGATTATTAGCAGCATTATTTCTCTCTTTGTATTATTTGTCATTACAGAAAAAAAAGGAAGGACTGAAAGGAAAAAAACGTAAGGAAGGCATGGATACGAATAAAAAAAATAAATCAACCGAGCAAATTTTGAGAGAAAAACTAGAAGGGTTTAAAAAAAAAATAGAAAAAATGAAAGATGAAAAGGAAGAGTTAAAGGAAGAAAAGGAAGGGTTAGAACGAAATATAGAAAAGATACAGAGCAAATTAAATAATGCAGAAAGTATTAATAAAATTAAATTTTAAAAGTTTAATAAAAAAGTAAAAAGTACGATTTTTATGATATTTTTATGAT